CGCGTCCTTGGTTCTTGTTGGCCGCTGCGTATGGTCCGTCCGGCCCGCCGGTGAAGGCGTCGATTTGATCCATCGTGGCGCGGGCTTGCAGACGTGCCGCCCCTCGCGCGGGATCGAAATAGCCGATGATCCTGTCGATGAGTTTCATCGGGACATGCTCCCGATGATGCCGAGCGAACACATTCCGCTAGGCTGAGAATCCTCTTCCATCAACTCCCGCTCCATCTGTCGGAGTGTCGAGAGTTGCCCCATCGACTGAGAACGGCCCGCAATGCTGTATGACTGCGACGCGAGACAGCGTTGGATCGCTGCCCGCACTTCGGCGAGCCGGTCAGATGCTGAGGAGGAGTAGGCCATGCGGGGGATTGAAACAATCCGCCCGCACAGAATCTTTATCGGTTTTGCCGATCTATTAAAGCTGAGAGATAGGTTTTAGCGATGGTCGATTTGGACCGTCCGCGACTCGACTTTGATGACTTCCGTTCTGCCTAGCGCGGTCCAAGTATGGCCACACGCTGGCTTGCCCGGAGTGATCGACTGGCAGCACTTGTAATACCTCGTGCTGCCATTCGTCGTGTAACAATTCCCGACGCCTCCGTTCCCTTCCCAACACACCGGGCAGCGACGATACCACGGGATTGAGTCAGCTGGCTTTGCGAGCGGTGGCGCGACCGTTGCAACCACTGGCGGAACTTGAGCCACCTGTTTCGCCTCTTGTCGCTTACTCATTCCACGGTCTCCCGTCCGGTCGCTTGTCGCCGCCATACGCCACCACTTTCGTTTGTCGAGTGTTCATCATCCGCGACGGCATCTCGCCGCCGCGTTCATCAAGCCACGCCCGCGCGAGGCACAGTCCGTACCTGAGACAATCGCGGAAGTCGTTTGGCTGCGACTCCTCACGCTTGACCCACATCAATTTGGCGTTGCCGCGCGTGTCAACAACGTCTTTCAATTGGCCGTTGCAGAGTTGCGTCAGCAGCTCGTGGTCAGTCGCGGCCTCAATCGCGAGCGTCAGTGATCCCGGCTCTCCGGCCAGTCGATCATCCAGCCGCGTCTGGATGTCGGTCTCCCAAAAGTCGATGGCAACGTGCATCAGTTCCCGCCGGACGTTTCCGGTGGCTCCGTCTTGCAGCAGGACGACCTTGTAGGGTTGCCCACCCAAGTCTGTTGAGCTTCCTTTGCACGGCATCACTCCGGGATGAGAATCACAGAACGCATAAGTCGCGCGTGTGTCCCATCCCGAATCGACCATCATCGCGACCGGCACGAGTCCTTGACCGCCGTCAGCGTGCGGATACGTCGCCCTGACGACGCTCTCCCACAAGTCCGACAGCTTGGCCACGAGTCCCCATTGAACGAGCCAGACGCGATCCTCGGCCCCATGAGCCAAGACCTCGAACAACTGGAACCCGCCGTCAGCCGCTTGCCGATCCACCGTGACCGTCAGGAACATCCCGCCCTCTGGCACCACGCCGCGCGGGGTCGGTCCCGTGATCCGTTCGGCCACTCGCTCGGGAGTCGATTTCGTCTTCTTTGCGGCCCACGTCTCGGCCATGTAGGAGTTCACCACGTCCTGCAGGTCGCGCGGTCGTTTCTTCGCTCGAATCCATGCCCTCGCGAAGCTGCCCCAGGTCTCGGTGAGTGCGTACCACGACGGCAGCGGCCCGAATCCGACGACATCACTTCCCGCGTTGATGGCCTTGCCGTAGATCGTGCCTTCGGGCTTGACCGCGCAGCCGTCTGGCACCCACACGCCACGCCTGAGCATCGGGACGCGGTGATAGTTTTCGATCCGGCCCTCGCAGGCGACGCACTCGTACCACGCCGTCTTGAACGCGAGGTCCGCGTTCGATTCACCGTTCTCATCGCGATCCCACTTGATGCCGCCGGTGACGCCTTCCTTGCCCTTCACGAGCATCTGATACTCGCCGCAATGCGGGCACGGCACGAAGCGGAAGTGTTGGTTGCTCCTGCCCATCCAATGCTCTATTCGCGAATGCCCTTTGATCGTCGGCGTCGATTCGAGAATGATTTTGTGATCGGTGAATCCCTTGAACCTGTTGAGGAACAGACTGAGCGAATCCGCCTCGTCGCTGGCCGTTCCGCTCCACTTGTCGATCTCGTTCCCGACGCCCATGAACGCCCCGACATCGGCCAAGCTAGTCTCAGAACCGGACCAGCCGACAAACACGCGGCACGCTTCGAGCTTGACGTGTAGCAGCGAGCGGCGATGCTCCTTGAGCAATTGATCTTTAACGCCGTCAGTTGCCGCGAGGATCGGATATAGGCGGCTCCCGACGACACGGCTTGCCGCGTCCTTCGTCGAACTCGCGAACATCATGTTGCGGGGATTCGTTCCGGCCTGCTGAGCCATCAACGACAGGCAGGTCGTAGTTTTGCCAAGCCGCGTGCCCCATTGAAGGACGATAGTCCTCACCGTCGAGTCGTCGAACGCTGCCAGCACGCCGTCCACATGCGGGAAGCTCGCGAGGCTGAACGGCTGACCAGATGTCTCAGTTCCGGGAGGCATGACCACATTTGCTGGGAGCCAGTCAGAGGAAATAACCACCGGCGGTGGCTCGATATGCCGAATGGACTTGATTTGGATCATTTCTCCACCACCATCGCCATCGCTGCCGCTCGAGACGCCTTCCATCCAGCTACTCGCTTTGCGATTGTTTCCGGCGTTTGTTTCAAACCCCGCTTTGCCGCTGCAATGTTTTTCCTCCACTCGTCGGAAAATCCCTTGCCGCGCCGGATGTCCGCCAATTTCTGCCGGTGTTCTTCCGACAACTTGCGGCCACGCATCGCGTCGGCCGCTTTTCGCCTTCGCTCTTCTGTCACCGTGCGGCCCGTCAGCGATTGTGAGATTTTGGCGCGTTGCGACGGTGACTTTGGCCTGCCCCTGTGTGCGGCGGCTGTTTTTTCAATCGCAGCAGCCGACTTCGGCTTCCCGGTTGCTGACGCCGACATTCTGGCGCGAGCTTCGTCGGAGTGCTTGGTCCCAAGTGGGCTTCCGGCTGTTGGCGACGCATTGTATCCGAACTGACGATCCGCCGATTTCGTGGAGTCGATGAACTGTTGCTCAAGTGGGACACACTCCAATGGATCGCAATCTTGCACGACTTCAAACGCGAATGCTTCCTGACCATACTTCAGCCACGCCGATTGCAGATGGTCGCTGTGATGAGTGCCAGCGGCCAAGTGACGCCGATGTTGCTGCCATCGCTTTTGAAACGGCCTTACGGTTGATCCGATGTAGACCTTGCCGTTGATCGTGTTTCTGATCTGGTAGATGCCACTCACGCCGAACCCTCCGGTTGTTGTTCCAACTGTGACATCTCCAGCCGCCTCCGCAGACTCGTCAACGCCGCCCGACAGGTGCGATCCGCCTCCGTCCTCGCATGGTCGCGCAACTCCGGCGGGGCACTCGTGGCAATCGCCTCGGGGATCGACATCACGACCACGCGGCACTCGATCAACGCCGTCGCGACGAATAGTTCAACGTCGGCCAGTGGGACCAGCTCGCCCTTTTCCCTGTCCAGTTCCAATCGCTGCCTCTCGATCTTGATCGCATTCAACTCGCCCTCTTGTGCCCGAAGCGTGTTGAGTTCGGGAGAGCTTCGTCCTTGGCCTCGCGGCATCTTCCACGCTGCGATCTCGGACAGGTCATACGTTCCGCCGTCACGCCTTCTCGCATTGGCCACGCCTGGCATGGGTGGCGTTTCCATCCGCCACAAACGAACCGCCTGCTCTGACACCCGAAAGAACGCCGCGACTTCCGCCAGCGTGTGAACGATGTATCTCGACTCCGGCGCGTCCTTGGTTTTCGCTTCGACCTCACAAATCAACTGTTCCGCCGCCTCGAAATCCTCGTCGGTTTCAGCCGATGCGAGCAATTCTTTCAGTAAGCTTCGCCCGTCTGTCAGTACCATCTGCCACCTTTAACGGTTGTGGTTTTGGTTGCGGCTCTTGCTTCGCGATCTTTCCGGCTGTCGCCAGCTTGTGAAGGGATTCGACCGCCCGCATGGCCTCGATTGTGAAGTCTTCAACGAACGAACGCGAGTTTGCCGCGGATGTCGCAACTGAATCGAACGCCTCCAACAGCAGCGACGGAACCGACTCACTCGGCCACGTCTCCTGAATCGACTCCCGAATCAGTTGTTCCGCGTTGCCCTCCAGAATCCACGTTAGAACCTGGTGGACCTTCGACTCGCGGCTTTGCTCGGCCTTCGCGTCTTCCGTAGGTGGTTCGCTCGGAGATGTAGGTTTCGATCCAGCCACGATGGAACTCCAGCAAGGGACGGTCGCACGTCATCACGAACTGCTCGATTGATTTGCACGAACGCAGGTTGCCGCTGCCTTCAATCGTGAAGCAACGGCCGTCGCTCATCTCCATCAGAATCAGCTTTGTGTGGGTCTCGCCCGCGATGACTCGGGAGCCTCGTGACTCCAATTCGTTTTTCGTTTGCTGGAACAGCGGTTTCTCGACTCTTGAGAAGTACCGCGACGGAACCAACAGGACCGTGCCGATCTTCCCTTGGTCTAGCCCATTGCAAAGCGTCGCGAGGTTTTCGAGGTTGTAACTCAACGTCGTGATCGTCAAT